GGTCTGATAGTTCAGATTGGCCAGTGTGTCGTATTGTCCCGCGGTCTGATTGCCGAGCCCGGTTCGCACGTTCGCCTGGCCACCCGCGGCTACATTCGATGCGCCCAGGAACGGCTGCAGCTGGCTGACGTAGTTGTTATAGGTGGTGCCGGCGAGGCCCTGGTTGTAGTTCGCCAGCGCCAGCTTTTCATTGCCGGATGAGGTCTTGCCGGACGCGGCATCCGCCGCCGTAATTGCGGCATCGCCCGCCTGCTGCTGGAATTTATAGCCGGGCGTGTTCTGCAGGAACTGCATTGCCTGATCACTGCCGCCCGGCCCGTTCAGCCCCAGCACGTTACCGAGCTGCGTGACGCCCGCGTTGGCCTGACCGTAGTTCTGCAGGTAAGGCTGCAGCGCAGCCGTGTATTGGGTGTTGAGCGAGTTGATGCCGGAATTGATATTGCCGGTCGCCTGCGCGTTGCCGGCCTGCAGGCCTGAGATCTGCGCCGCTGCGGCGTCCTTTGCCGGTTGGTCCGAAAAAATATCGAAGATTCCCATGGTTTCCTCTAAGCCGTTCGCATGTGAACAACGCCAACCGAATCCCGATAGAGCCCGCCAACCGCGACACCGAGTGCTGCCGCGGCAGCATCGTTCGCGGCAAGCGTCCCACTGGCCCCGATGTTGCCCAGAGGGGGTGTGTTGCTTCCCGCCAGTGCGACCACCAGCGCATCGAGCTTGGCCATGTAATCGCGAAACAGCTGCGTCGGGCGCCCCGCGCTGTCGACCAGCGGAAACGACGGATCGAACTTGTTCTTGGTCGGCAACGTCACGGCGCAACCTCACGCGGATCGGATGACATCGAAGCACCCATCAAGCCGCGATAGACCGGATCGGTGATATCCAGACGCCAGCGCACGCCCATCGGGCCCGCCTGGCCGCGGTTCTTGACCGAGGCGCGCGAGCGCTTGACCTTGCCTTGCGGCGCCAGCGAGCGGATCGAGGGATTGTCGAAGCTGGTTCCGCCATCCTTCGAGCAGGAGATCGCGACTTGCGGATTGATTGCGTTCGGCGCCGCGGTGATGTCGGTCGCAAGGCCGCCGGACGTATAAGCGTGAACGAACACCGTGCCCTGCAACTCGATGTGGGTGGCATCGACCACGGTCATCGGGAACGCGCCGTTTGCTTCCACCGTGCCGAGAACGCCCGCCACCAATGCCACCTCGCCTGTCTTGGCCTGCGAGGTCCCGTTCACCGTGAGCCTGACGACGCCGCCGGTGCCGCTCGCCGCCCCAAGCACGATCATCTGGTAGTTGCCGACCACCTGGCCCACGCCCATGTCGAAATCGAAATCGGCGCGCGCGATCCGCAGCTGTTGCGGGAAGTCGCGCACCGGACCGGATTCAATCCGGAACAGGAGAGGTGCGCCGTTCTCGGTGTAGTTGGTGGCATCGTGGAATAAAAGGTTGCCCGACTGCTGATCGCCGACGATCCACTTGTTGAAAGCCGGATGGCCGCCGGTAGCTCTCCAGCGGCCATAAACGCCACCATTGAGCGACCAGCGCTCATTCCACTTCCTGGTCGAAAGGTTGAATTCCCAACTCCATGCGGGTGACGAGATATGCCAGAACTTCTTGCCGCCTTCGCTATAACAGCCGGCTTCAAGCAGATTGCCCGCCCTCACCTGCGCTTCGATCAACCGATCAAGATCCGGCGGCGATACTTTGATTGGCGCGAGTGATCCCGTCGTGAGCCAGTAGACGCCATAATCCTGGGCGACCCACAACAGTTCCGAAAATCCGGTCTCAAAGCCCGCGATCGCCGCCGACTGTAGCAGTCCGGTCTCGATGATGGTCAGCCGGTTATAGGGGAAGTTCGGCGCCGGGTTCGCCGCATCCTGCCAGGCTTCACAGGAGCCTGTTGTAAAGAACAGCATCATCCCATTGAACGGGATACCGCGCAACAGTGTGACATCGGCCTTGGCCTGAACCGTGATGAACGTCAGCGCGTTTTGGGTCAGCGCGTTCTGTCCTGAGGCGAATACGCGGCCGTCGGCGATCGTAAAAAAGAAATAGGTGTCCTGAAAATTGACCGAATTCGGCTGCGGCAGGTTACCGCCGCCGTTATAGGCTGCCGGAGCGCCGCCGGTCGATAATTGAAAGGCCCCGTTATCGACGTCGACCGCGACCACATCAGGAGCGGCGACCTGGTTGCGAGCGATCGAAACCTTCTTGGTCCCCAGCATCGCGCCCAGCACGTTGACTGTTCCGCTGACGTCGACCGTGATGACGTTGCTGGCAAACACCTCATAGGAGAGATTCTTGACGATCAGCCCGCCGCGATAGTTGTTCTGTGCCGTAATCGCATGCTGCGAAAGCCCAGGCGAGCCGCGCCAGACTTGCTGCGCCGGCGCCGACGGTTTGGAGGGCTCCCCGAGCGGCTCCGCATAGCAATTGATCAGCCGTCCTGCGCCTTCCTGCGGATTGGCACCGGGAAACGACGATAACGGAAACGGGATCGGGCTTGGACGCGGCATCAGTAGTTCACAAACCGCAAGACTTCATAAGTCGGCCGGCCGCGCGTCATGATCTTCAGCGACTTTGCCGCCGTGCCGGCGCCGATCTCGACACCTCCCGCGCCGCCAAGTCCCCTGTTGACCTTGTCGATGAACTCCTGGCCCACCAAGCCGAACTTGCTGGCGCATTCTCCGGCCACGATATCGGCAAGATCGGCAAACCAGGAACCCGGGATGTTGTCGGGATCCGAGACGAAGACGATCTCGAGGCCCGCTAATTTTCGATAGATGACATCCAATTTCTCGTTCACGTACGAGAAATCCTCCACGTCGATCTGCTGCCCCGCCGACAGCACGCCGAGATTGGCCAGCGCCTCGGTGACGAGATCGGATGACGAGCGAAATGGAGAATTGATCGCCATGACTTAGCTTCCAAACTACCAGGGCAGCTGGTTGACGCCGTGGCTGATCCAAAGCGAGGCGATCTGGCCTTCAGTCAATTCATCAGCGCGCGCCAGATCGCTCAAGCGCGGCATGAACAGCGTGCTGAGATAGGAATAGTCGTCGCTGCCGACTTCGCAGGCGAGCTGCAACTCGCGGTCCCGCGCAAAGCGCGCGATCATCTGGTCGGCGTGCTGGATCGCAGGGTCTTGCATCCACCCGACCATGTAGGCGCGGTATTCTTCCGCGGTCTTTGGTTCCGCCATCGCGTTGCGCTTCGGGCGCGCATTGCCGACTGCGAAATGCTTGTTCTCGCGCGCCCGCTCGATCAGAACCATGTTCAGCTTCTCGCGTTCGCTGCCTTCGGCGTTGCCGGTGATTTCCTTGGCAATGTTGGCCTGGAATGTATGCCCGCACCACTTGACGGTGACCGGATCCATCGGACCCGGGAGATAGGTAATGCTCTCGGTGACGGGCTCGACCAGCATCGAATCCGTTTCGTTGATCGCTCTTGCAGTCCTTGCCATGATGGCTCCGTTGTTTGAGGATTGCCCGAAGGGCGACAAACTGGGCGTCAGGCGGCGAGTCAAAGAAACGCCTGCTTTCACGCAACACTGGCCTATTCAGTATTCAGCCAGCGCCCAGCACGTAGCTTACGCGCAATCAGGTTGACATATGTGGATCAGCATGCCGCCGCCGTGCCACCCAGCGGCACGCCGGTGCAGCTACCGTCATTCGGGGCGATATACTGGATGATGTAGATGATCTGGCCCTGCGTGCCCTGGCTGCCCGCCGCGCCGACCGTGTAGGTGGCGTAGATGTCGAAACCGCCGTTCAGCCCCGTTGCAGTCGCACCGGCCCCGGTCACGAGTTCGCCGGCACCGGCCATGTTTGTGGTGAAAGCCGCAGCAGTCGATGCGCCCGTAAATACGTTGGTAGCCGCCATCAGGTTGGCCGATTGACCGGAAGTTCCGAGCGCAATCGTCGCCGACGTCGTCGGATTGAACGTGGTGATGATCTGGGTTGAGATCGCCACCACGAAGGCATTGTAGGGCAGGTTCGCGACGCGGATCGAGCAGGCCGTATCCGCGGCACGCAACTGGCACTGGTTGAAGTTGAAGGTGAAACGTTCGTACTGCACTTGCTGGTCGGTCGGCATGCGCGACGACAGCGACTGGGTCGGCGTAATCGTCAGCGTTGTCGCCGAAACCGGCATGATCGGCAGCAACAGCGCCGTGAACGCAAACAGCGCCATCGCAAAACCTGCGGCAGCACTTTTCAGATAGTTCTTCATGGTGATGGCCTCCTCGGCCTAAAGAAAGATGAATGAGGGAAAGCAGCGCGGACTCTTGCCCGCGCCGCCGTGTCAATCAGCCTGTCCGGCCTTAGTTGTCGGCCACCGCAGCGAAGAAGCCGGTGAAGACGCCCCAGTCCTTGAAATTTCCCGCGGCATTCAGCTTGGCGATCTTGCCAACTCCGTAAGCCATCTTGATGCCGGCCCCGCGCAGGAACTGATAGTCGTCCTCTTTCAGGAAGGTCGGCGTCGGCATCTTGCCCCAGCACCAGGCGACCGCGCCTTGCCCGCAGAGATGGGCGGGAGCGATCTGGATTCCGGCCGCGCCGGCGGTGGCATAAAACACCGGCAGCCGCAGCGACAGTTCCGGAACTTCGCGGATGATGACGCCGTTATAGAGCAGGTCACCGTCGACGAAGATCGGGTTCTTCAGGTAGCCCTGCTGTTCCCGAGCGCGGCTGTTCTGGTTCGCGGTCTTGATGTCGGAGTCGTTCTGGGCGTCGCGGAACTGTTCTTGTCCGATGAACAGCACGAACCATTCGGTACCGTTTTCCTTCAGCTTGAATGGCCGGATCCGCGGGTTGGCTTTCTTGGCGCTCCGCTTCATCCGGTTGACCAGGGCACCCGACAGCGTCATGCCGCTGGTGATGTTGGCCATCGAGCTTGCGAAGTTGCCGGCGACGAGGTTTGCGGTATTGCCGGACCCGATCAGCAGGCGGTCGGCGTTGTCCGTGATCCAGGTATTGCGCTGGGCTGCGGTCGCGGCATCGAACAGGACGCCGTTGACGCGCTGGCCGTTCGGTGAACCGAGTCCCACGGGCGCCGACTGCGAGGGCAGCGCATAGAAACCGTCGATGATTTCGTCGCGCTGTTTTTCCTGTCCCCAGTCGACCAGCGCGGGCTTGACTTCCGCGAACAGGTCGATCGAGGATTTGTTTTCCTCGGCGTTGCTGACGGTGACGGCGTTGCGGGTCCAGTCGACGAAGAAACGGGTCCCCTGGTTATCGAGCTGTTCCTCGTTGCCCCGGAGCGTGCCAGAGCCAACGCCTTGGCTGTTGAGACGGGCGCGGAGCGGAATATTGATCTGCTCGCCGCCGTTCTTGCCGCCCTTGTCGAGATCGGTGATGACCCGAATGATCGAGTTCATCGCCGTTCCCATGTAGGGCGAGAACAGGTTCTCGCGAACATACTCGCGATAGACCTCGGCCCGGAATTTGATGAGTTTGTTGTTTGCAGCAGTGGTAGTGAGTGCCATATGCGGGGTCCTTGAATGAGGCCCGCGCTGTCACGTCTTTCGGCAACATCGGCCGCATACCTCGCGTTAGATCGCGAGGCACCGCTCTCAAGGTCTAAAAAAGGAAGATCAGCGCCAGGCGGCGTCAGCGACCGCTTGCTCGGAATCCTCGGACGCGTGCTGGTCGATACGATCGGCCCCAAGATTGGAGCCGGATGCACGGTGCAACGATTTCGGCAGGCGGGTGGTGGTACGCGGGGTGCCATCATCGCCCCGATTGGCTTCTCCCCGCATGTCGGCGACAAGAGCTTTTCGGAACTCAGGGTCTTTCAGCAGGGCCTGTCGGGTTTCCTCGCGGATCCGTTCCTCGTATTTGGCCGGGTCATCGCCGACGCGAGCCAAGGTTTCGTTCCGCTTGTGCCAGCTCACCAACGCCTCGCCCGGATTGGGCGAGCCATAGATGCGCTGAACGGCGACCCGATCGTCAGGGTTTTGCGGGTTGAGCTTGTTGACCGCCTCAAAAGCTTTCTCGAATGTGTCCTTGTGGAACGCATGCGCGATCGCCATCGAGGTTTCCACGCGCTGATTTGCAAGTTGCGTATCGCGCTTGGATAACTCGCTCTGGAATCCCTTCTGCAGATACTCGGCAAAACCCTTGGGGTCTTCGAAGATATCAGGAGGCGTTTCGGGTTTCGGCGGCTCAGTCCTCGGCTCGGCGCGCGGCCCGCGGCGCAGATCATCGATCTGT